TTCAATCCACTTCCTCTATACAGAGGAAGACAGGATCTCCTTCATCTGATTTACTTCATCTCTCATTTCAATCCACTTCCTCTATACAGAGGAAGACAGGAAGGATTTCCCGGAAAAGTTCCCTTTTTCGCATTTCAATCCACTTCCTCTATACAGAGGAAGACAAGGAAAAAACTCCGTACAGAACGGCTGAAGGTATTTCAATCCACTTCCTCTATACAGAGGAAGACCGCGTGCAATAATGCATATATCCACAATGGAGGGATTTCAATCCACTTCCTCTATACAGAGGAAGACAATGGCAGTCTCTATTATAAGTACAATTAAACCTATTTCAATCCACTTCCTCTATACAGAGGAAGACCCTGGGCTTTCTTCCATCCCTTGTATGCAGCATCATTTCAATCCACTTCCTCTATACAGAGGAAGACCCCGGTAACGAAACAGTTTTACATGCCAAATATATTTCAATCCACTTCCTCTATACAGAGGAAGACGAGGGGGAGTAATCCCCTTCCTTTTTTCTTTCATATTTCAATCCACTTCCTCTGTGGCCGCTCAAAATTTTTGTCAAAATTTCTCAAAATACTTGTCAAAAAAATTCGGGAAATATTTCCGGAAACCGGAACGTATTTTTTTGACAAATTTACTGAGAAAAATAGGGATTTAGGGGCGCTGAATGACGGCGGGGCTATCAAAGGGTTAGAAGTCCGGGAGGGGGATGGCGTATACATTACATACGCCGATGGTGCTGATACAGTATCAAAAAAATTAGGTGACCATGTTGATCCAGGAACCTTAATTTCCCAAACTTCTGTATCATTTAATCAGGAATGGAATCAAGGTCATGCATATTCTGGTAAAACTGAAGTTCCGTGTTCAAAAGCTACAATCACATGTAACGGATTTAATAACCATAATGGAAGCTTAACCGTATACGATTCTTCAGGGACTGTGCTGGAAACAATATCAATAGTAAGCGGTACCTATACCATTAACAAAGACGATATTTGTAGGTGGAATATAGGGTATAACTTTCCGCAAGGATATGCAAGTATTGGTGCGAGCTTTACTGTATCATTGTATAAATAAAGCCCACTTTAGGCGGCTGCCCCGGTGTTATCCTATACGAACCTGAAAACGTTGGTATGTTTTGTATAACACGATCATGATATAAAAAATCCGCTAGTATACTAAAAATACCTGCTTGGGATAATTCAGGGATGCTGTACCAGTCATTTCTCCATTACCAGTCCTATGATGGCCAGAATCCTCAACCCACCCATAACCGCTAACTGTTACTGACCCGCTCACTCTGCTGGCATTTACTGTCAGCACCCCTGTATCTGCGTTGTAACTGCCAGATACATAGCCGATTATGTTTGTACCCAAAGCAAAGGTCTTATATCCATCATAAGATGATAAATCAAAAGTCTGCGCTGCGGTCACTGTCCCCAATAAAACAATGGTGCTACCCAATTTTTTTGAGACTGCATCGGCACCATCCTGGTAGGTGATATACACCCCATCCCCTTCCCGGACCTCAAGCCCCGTAATTGCTCCACTGTCATTGAGTGCGGTTAAATCCCTATTTTCCTCATCATTTATATTCAAAAAGAAAAAAGGCATTTAACATGCTTGTTAAACGCCTTTTTTCTGTCATTTCCTCTTTCGGTTCCCGTGCTCTTCAATGATTAAATTAGCCCCTGTCTTTTTCTCTTTGTTCGGGACATACTCAATCAAATCAGTGATATCACATTCAAGGGCTTCACATATTCGATCCAAATGCTCCACATTTAGCCGTTCTACAACCTCGTTATAAATATCCGATATTGTAGTAGGCCGAATACCAGTTATCTGAGCCAAATATGCTTGAGTCCATCTACGTTCACCTAAGAGTTTTGATAAATGAATCCTTATCATACTATTATGCCCCATGTGACATTCTATCATTTTATGGGATATAATAACGTATTTTGTTATTTTATAACATTTTTATCAAAAATTTTTTATGACAAGTTCCTTATACTTTTCCACTTTAAACTTATTTATAAGGCTGTTTGAGCGTTCTATCTCTATTATTCTGTAACATTTATATAAATCTCTAATATATTCACAGTCATTATAAGAAAGAATAAACCTTCCTTTAATTTCAGATAATACCTGATGCAATCGCAAATGATCATCTTGACTAAACTCACATGTATAATTCTTTTCAGATCCATAGTATGGTGGATCTGCATAAAATAATGCGCCAGTTCTATCATATAGTTTAACAAGTCTTTCAAAATCAATATTTTCAATTATAGTTTTCTTTAATCTAAGTGAAACCTGTGATAAATATTCACTTGCTTTTATTAAATCTTTAGCTAATAAACCAAATGTCCTGCAATTTGCACCATAACTATTTTTAATTATAAAAAAGTAGTCTGCAGCTCTCTGAATATCCGTTTCTCCACGATAGCCCATCCTTTCTCTTTTTTCATAAAATTGCTCACGGCTTGTTAAACTCCATTCAATTTCCTTTTGCAGCGCTTCTGGATGATACTTTACGCATCTATACAGATTTATTAAGTTATCATTAACATCATTAAATACTTCTACTGGAGCATGGGATTCCTTTGCAAATAAAACCCAACCTGCACCACCAAAAACCTCAATATATCGTTCAATTTCAGATGATTGCGGAAATTCTTCCAATATAGTTTTTCTGAGTAATCTTTTACCACCAATCCAGGTTATAAAACTATCCATTTTTTTCTCCTTACATATTCATTTTGGGCATAATAGTAAGGATTTTTTGTATGACAAAAAAGCCTGATACAAACCAGGCTTCTAAATTACCTACTATTTGTATCTTTTAAGCACAACACATATATTTTTTATGAGAATTTCTCACATTGTCCCGTGCAACAGAACAATAAATCATAGTCGTATCTAGTTTCTCATGCCCTAGATACTCCTTTACTTCTTCAATTGGCATTCCTGCCCGTAATAAATCTGTGGCAGAAGTTCTCCTAAACCGATGGGGATGCACATTGGCCACTCCCGTTCTTATGCCAATCTTGCGGAGTACTTCTTCCAATCCGCTAACACTCAGCCTCTGATAGGGTTTTCGAATACTGACGAACAAGGCCTCATTATCGTCTTTTCTATTCTCCAGGTATTCTTTTAAATGCACAAAAGACCTGGCATTTAAATATACCTCCCGTTCTTTTTTTCCTTTTCCGAAAACCACAATATCCCGGCCAATAAAGTTAATATCTTCTCTGTTTAGTCCTGTTAGCTCAGATGCCCTTATCGCTGTACTATAAAGTAGTTCTACGATAGCTAAATCCCTTTCTGTTTGGCAGCCATTCCGGATCTGCTCCATTTCTTCTCCCGTAAATGGCTTCTTTATTTTCTGCTCACTTTTAATAGGTTCCAGCCCTATTGCCGGATTTATAGCAATATACTTTTTCTTCTGAAGCCATCCAAAAAAGCTGCAGAAAACCAGCCGAATATGGTCTAAATAGGCATTTGATACCCGTCTGAGCTTCTTATAAGTAATAAGGTAACAAAAAAGGTCTTCGTCCGTGATATCCTGGATATTTTTGTTTAAATAGGATAAAAGGATTTTCAAGTGAATCCGGTATTGCTCTAATGTTCTTTCTGACTTTCCTTCTGTACCCTTCCGTGCCAGAAATAGATTCAGCCAGTACACCCAACTTCCGTTTACCTCGGAAACTGCTGTGGATATTCGTTCCACTTGATAATCATGCATCTTAATGTATAGCGTTGTCTTTAAAGCTGTCATTTGTTCTTTTGACAATTCTCCAGCCATACCATTAAGAATGTCATTAATAAGTAATTCTTTCATTTATACTACCCTCCTGTTGTATAATGAGATTATTATACAACAGGAGGGGAAACGTTCTATGCAGTTCTTAAAATTTCTTCCTTCTCCGCTTCTGTAATGTAGCCTTCTAATACGGCATTCGTAAGGTATGTTTCATCATTTGTTTTTTTGTAAATTCTCTTCAATGCTGCGATCATCTTAATTCCCTCCATCCATTAAATCTTTCATAAGCAACGTATCCGCCACCTCTTCATTTGCCGCCATACGTGCCTTCAGATGCCTTATTTCCGCTTCCAACTCACTTTCCTGTAAGAGAATGACTTCCACTACATCCACCTTATTTCCATTTTCCAAGGTAGTTCCACCTATCTGTTTACTAATACAGGAAAAAATATCATAAAGTTTATGTGTTGCTGTCACATTTCCTGCGCTGTTCAACTGCTGAATCTCTTCCAGCCCGTCCTGTCCAATCCGGAACTTGCTTTCCAAATCCGCTGTATTCCCTCCGACAAAAGAAATAACAAGGGCGGTATTTCGATATCCAATAGAATCAATTTCCAGCTCCGTACTTCCAAATTTTACTTTGTCTTTCATTTTTTCGTTCTCCTTTTTTTCTTTTAATGATTGTTTATAGTTACTTAGATAAATAGGGATTTAGATAGCTGCAGCTTTGAACGACGGGAGGATGGTGCTTACATTACTTACACCCCTCCAGGAGGTGCTGATCCAGTAGTAAAAAAATTGGGTAGTAATATACAAGGGAAGGTCATTTCTTCCAATGCGGGAAATACAGTTAACAGTACTCTGAACAGATCTTTTACTTTTACCTGCAGCGAAGCTGGATTTTATTTAATTATTGCATCTATAGGTGGTAGAACGTCTTCAGCAAGGGGGACGATTTCTATTAAGGGAGTAACACCTAAAGTAATTTGCAATTATACTACCAATAGTGCTACAGCAATATTTTCTACGTCCTATGCGGCATACTTTGAAGTCAAGCATGAAACAACAATAACCGTATCTGCATACTCGGACAACGGGAATTGGGAAGCAGATTGTGGGGCAGCAACAAGTGTTTATATGTTTCAATTTACTTAAAGCTCGCATTAATCTTTGGTAAATTTATAATTTGTAAACTATCATGGACACTGGTGCAGTTACTCCATCCTCCTTGCTTTCACCAGTAACTGTAATAGTAGTTCCTGTATTTAGCATACCTTCATAAACATCGGACGTTATAGACCAAAGCCATCCTCCATTATTCGCTAAAGTGTGATCAATTTTTGTTACTTCACTACCAGAAACAGTAACATATACATTTCCAGAACGAAGTCCACCACGGCTTGCTACAATAATGTAAGTTCCAGTTTTTGTTATTGTCACTTTGATTCCTGATAGTCCAGATTTACACGTTATTAATTCAGGAGACTTAAATGGGACCCATACTGCATCCGCACCTGCCTTATACTCTGGAACGCCATTATTCAGCCGGAATTGATACCCTCCTAAATCCCTATTTATCTCATCAATTTCCAGTCCATGCTGCCTTACAATCCTAGCATCGGCAACTGAACCGGCTGCTGTTGTGGTATCATTGTTTGCAACCGCACAGCTGGCAGCTGCTCCGTTCGGAATTGTCGGTTTATCTGTAAGGTCGTTATATTTTCCGGACCAAGCTACCGTTTTTAAATCGGTATACCAGCGGGACAGCATCCCCAGAATGGTTTTCATGGCCTGCCCACTCTGTATATTAGACCGGGTACCCGCCACTGTGAATTCCGTACTCAGTTCTCCCATGGGTTTGTTTTCCACATTTTCCAGCCCCAGGTCTGCTGGTTTTATTCCATGGGGATTTTTTGCCATCATGTGGTCTGTTATCATTTTTTTCACATGCAACACATTGTTGATTATTGGTTCAAACACCGCGTTAAAAATATTTGCATGCCCCGGATCGGTTGTTTCCAGTTTCCTGATATCTTCTGTGAATTCCGGATTTTCCGGTACCTCAAAGTTTGCCAATTCTTTTCACCTCCTAAAACTGGTCATCTAATTCGAAAACCATTTCCATATCTTCATCCTTATATTTTGTTCGGAAAGTCTTAAGCCCCACATAATCCCCGTCCGTATCATATAAGGCGATCTCACTGATTGCATTCCCCACCAGTTCCTCTTTTCCCAGGGTACAGGTATAACGATAGGAAGTGCTTGTTATCTCTGTATAGCCATCAATTGCCTTCCGCAGGATCTCATTCCGCAGAGTTTCCCCCGGGGCCAGGACCGTCCCGGAGCTGTCCACCCCTCCATCCCCAAAAGCCATCCCTACAATGGCAGGAAGCGGCTGGATCCCCGCCCTGGCCTTTACCATCTTTTCCCGGGCTTTTAATGTAATTACACTGTTTGCCATGTTATATTGCCTCCGTTATCTTGTATGCATCTATTGTCTGCTCCCCGTTTAACAGGTAGCTCCCGTCCAGAAACCATAGGTTATGGGATACGGTGATAGTTCCTTCTTCCAGCCGTTCCGGGATGAGGAAACCGGTTCGGTGTTTTGTCCGGCAGGGTAAACTTACCAACTCTGCATTTAAGTAACCGTCCCCATCCAGCAGCCAGGAACCATCCAGCAGCCGGATACCGGTCCAGAACGGAAGGATAAACCGGCAGTTCACCCTGGCAAGCAGCAGTGTTTCCATGATCTGGATCCCGGTCGTATAATGAAAAATAAAATGCGGAAATGTACTGGCTTGCTTCGTTTCCATCACTGCCTGCTTGATGCTCTGGAAATCGATGTATTCCTCTTCATCAATGTCTTTCTGGAAAACCACATTTATTTCCGCCCAGCGTTCCGGATCTACTTTCCAGAGTGGATCAATATAAGCGTAATTATATCCCACGCTCTCCAGAGCCAGCAGGATTCCTTTTTCGCTCCCGGCCAGCTCCGCAATGATAGCTTTCATTTGCAGCCGCTTCCGCCAGGCTTCCACCGGCTCTCCCTGTAGCCGTGTCATTTTCCTATCCTGCCCGATGATATCCAGCATGACCGGCTCTGCCGTGCTGCTAATCCGCTGCCTGCGCAGTTTAAAGATATCCTGCTTAATGTCATCAAAAACCGTTCCGGTCACCTTAAAATAGAGATAAAACTGATTCTGTGGCTTATCTTTTTTTAAGGGGGCAGTAAGCAGGTAAAACATGTACTCGCCAAACGTTTTAAAAATCATGCATCCTCCCTGGTAATCGTCACGGTTACGTTTCCTAATACGATAACTTTGTCCTTATCCAGTAATACATCTTCTGCCGGTTCTGTGATTTTGACATTTTTCATGGTTGGGATCCCTTTTTTTAACGCATACAGCAGATCCACATGCATCAACTCATTTAAGTTGCGGTCTTTGGAAATCTTAAAGAAATCCAAAATGATGGCATTGGCCCGTGTTGCCACGCCCTCATCGCTTGCCATCTTCGGTAGGGTAATAACCACAGTCACATCCTGAATTACCGTAACCGCGCTCTTGATAAGCAGGTTGTCATACTCTCCTTTAATCCCATCCGCTGCCGCCCTTACCTTTTCCAACAAGCTTTCTGTGGCTTCCCCAGCTGTGGAAGTTACAATGATATCTATGGTCCCCTGTCCCCGGGGATGCAGGTCATCCACCCGTACATACAGGACACCCTCCACCGCTTCACACACATTTTTATATTTCATGGCAATCGGCCTGCTGGACAGCTCCGCCAGGCATTCAATGTCCGTTCCCGCAGGGATTCCTCCTCTTCCGTATCAGCCCCCACTTCTTTGATCCAATCAACCTGGTTGGTAATCGTATCGATCCCCTCCAGATGGATCATACATCGGTTAATCTGTCCTGCCGGAAGGTTGTACTTGCTTCCGGCCACCTCCGCTTCCACAGGTACTTTTGCAGTATTTTCCGTTGACAGCATAACTACGGCCTGTGTCGAGAAAAACCGCAGTTCCTCCCCGTTGATATCCTTTGGCGTTTTAAAAATGGTATTAATAGGTATGGTCAGGGTATTGGCCTCTGCCTTGGAATCCCGGCTTATGGTAAGCTCGCCGCAGGTCTTGGTTGCTTTCTTTAGTTCTTTGGAAAAATCTTTTGAAAGAAGCTGCAGCCAGGTGCCTGTAGCATGGGATACATACAAATGGGGTAGTATTGCCCTTAACAGCTTTATCAGCTCGATCCGTATCTGTAGCACGATCATAAGCAGCATGTTAAAGATACCGCCAGATTCAAAGTTTGTTATCACAAACCCTTCCTGCTTCAGCTGCTCCACTTTTTCTTCCTTCAGGTCCTCAATTTTAGGGACCGGAAAGATTTCATCCAAAATCGAATCGTCCAGCAATTATTCCACCTCCACTCGTATGCGGTCCAGATTGATTTCCAGGCCATATTCCTGGGTCTTGTCCTCCTGCAGATAAAAAAGGACTTGTATCCGTAATGCATCCTCCAGAAAAGATATCACTGTCCGGATGCTGGCGGGGTCGATTGCCGTCCGTTTGGATAAACGCTGCCGGACTCGCATTTCGATCGCTGCCCTTTTCAGCTTCGAATCTTCCCCCTGAAGGAAGTCCAGTAAAGACCATCCGTAATCCGGATCGTAAAACAGTTCCCCTTCCTGGGTCAGGGATTCCAGCCGGATGTCCTGCAGGAGGCATTCCGTCCCGGATACCACCGGCGCGTCCCCATTGGCTGCCTGGGTAAGCTTCCAGCTGCTGTCCAGCCTGATATCCTCCATCGTTACCCTCCCATAATGACGGCTTCTGTTTCTCCGCCTACAAAAGCCACAGAAACAATATCCCCTACCTGATAGGCCTGCCGGGAATCTATGTTAACCAGCTCCGGATAGCTTTCCAAAATATCCTTGTTGTTTCCAAGAACCTTTACCCGATACCGGTGCTTATGGCCCGTAACTGTATACTCCCTGGTAACACCTGTTTCTTTTTCGGTCAGCTTTATGTCATAGCTATATTCTTCCGGCAGCTCTTGCGCATCGTAATCCTGGCGCGCATAGCCGCTGGATGGGCGACATGGGGATACTGATCCTTTACTTTCTCCAGCAGGGTTATTGCCATTTCATCAATCATGTTTGCCTCCCTTTCTATGCCTGAAACCATATTTTTGTCCGCAGCCAGCCATCCTCATTAACAAAACAGGATACCCGGCTTACTAAAAATTCACCGCTCACATAAGGATGTTCTACTTCAATTAATTGTGAATGTCCAATAAATGGGACACTCACTGTGAGTAATACCCAAAAGCTGTTTTCCCTGGTCAGCGATATAATATTGCTGCCGTATTCAAATACATAGATTTCCTGCTGTTCAGGCTCCATTCCCCAATAAAATTTTCCCAACTGGAAATAGCTGTCTGCTTGAATGTTCCATAGGGCATTGATTTCCTTCAGGAATTCCACCACTGTTTTTTGAATCACGGATACCACACCTTTTGGACGGTACACCTGGTCAGTTAGTTCATACTCTATAATCCCAGCTTCCTGCAGGCTGTACTGAACCAGCTCTTGCGGGGATACATCAAGGAACGTATTGGTTACTTTCGTTTCCGCCAGCTTCAGGCTGTAATCCTTTACCAGGATTTCATCCTTTGCCCCGGCCTGGTTGTAGTTCTTTGCCACCAGGCCTTTAAAAAATAATTGCAGAGATCCGCCATAGCCAGCATAAACCTCCACCTCCGCTTTTTCCTCCACCTGGATGCTTCCCTGGAATTCCTCGGTGAAAAGGATCCTGCACCAATCATAAGGTGTTTTTGGATCGCTGTAGCTAGTAAAGGTAATGCCTTCCTGAAGGACATATGGTCCTATCACCACCTGCAGCTCCGGGTAAAATAGTTCTTCTGTCCGCATCCGTATCCTCCTTATTTATCATCATCCACGGCAGGGGATGGGGCCGTTTTACTTGGTTTCTTCGGTGCGCTCCCTCGTTTTTTTTGCAGGTAGGAAGAATAATTTTGGTTAATGCCTGTCTGGCTGCCGGATCCGGAACTGCTTCCGGAACTGCTTCCGGATCCGGACTTTTTTTTCTTTGCCTTAATAGTCTGGGGGATATACTCCATCAGCTCCAGGGTTACGGTTATCATGTCTTTTTTGTTGCTGCTTTGGCTGCTCATGTCTTTTATCAAAACCTGGTCTACATTACGGATAGCCGTATAGGTGCTGATTACAGGATAGACTTCCGGCAGCTCCTGGCCCCGCATCCGGAAAAGATTTTGTATAACAGCGAGCTTATCTTCTTTTGTTTGCGCTTCGCTGTCATGCAATTCTAACTCTATAGATATTTGCGCATCCTCATATCCTGTTGCCTGCTTGGGTTTGGCGGAACTGCCTTCCACCTCCTGCTCATCGATCTTGGCCGCTGTCTTTACCTCCACCTTTTTATACAGGCCGGGGAGGAGGACACCGCCTATCATGATGGTATCATCGTCCTGGTAAACCATGTCTCCCTCCTTACGTTGGCTGCGGTTCCGGATCCGCGTCGGTGTGGTTGCTGTCCACAAATGCTTTTAATTCGTCTATGAGGTCAAATAGTGACTTCAGGTCTTTCATCTTATTCAGATCCGGGTTGATTTCCAGATGTTCGATAATTGTTTGCTTTGTTATTGTTTTCCCTGTTCCTTCCTGTTCCCTGTTGGTACCCGGTTCCAGGGGATCCATTTTTTCTTTCTGTTGTTCTGGTCTGGCTGTTGTAAAGTGCATCCGCTGGAAGGATTGCTCCACCGTATCCGCTGGGATGTTTTCTGCCTGTTTAATACCTGTACCAAAGGTTTCCAGGACTCGCCGTCCAGATAGAGTCAGAGTAGACAATGGGCCTTCCTTTGCATCCGAAAAAGGTAACATTTGACGTATTTTCTGCAGCCCACCTTTCACCGCGTTCACAGGCGCGGAAATCGCACTCTGAATCCCATCTGCAAAAGTCTGTAAGATTTTTTTACCGGATTCCTTGAACCAGTTCATGGCACCGCTTATCTTGTCCTTTATCTTCTGGATCCCTTCTCCAAATTTTCCGGCAATAGCGGATAATTTTCCGCCTGTCAGGTTATCCAGGAAGGTAAAACCCGCCGTATAATATCCTTTCACGGCCTCCACGGCTCCCGCTGCGATCCCTTTGATACCGCCGCCGTTTGCTTCGTAAGCTGCTTTGATATTGTTCAGCTTTTCCGAAACGGTTGAACGGGCTGCCTCCAGGACATTGGATGCCACATTTTTGATACCGTTAAACATGTTAGAAAAGAAGGAAGCTACCGCACTTGCTCCGGCCTTGATGCCGTCCCAGATGGCATTTACCCCATTCCGGAACCACTCGCACTTATTGTATAAGAGGACAAAAACGGCTATCAGGGCCACGATCGCAATCACGATCCAGGTAATCGGGTTGGCCAATAGCGCAGACGTAAATCCCCACACCGATGCAATTAAGGGCTTCAGGGCCGTGGTGGCTGCCGTCAGGGCACTTTTGCCCATGGATACCACCCCGCTGGCAAAGGTTTTTACCCCACCGGCTGCTATGCTCCCCGCCGCCTGTATCTTGGTAAAGGCCCCCCGGACCGCATCCCCGGCATACAGGGCTTTTAGGTACATCGTTTGCAGCCCTCCAGGTATCGCCTTCAGCACACCCCCAAATTTCAATATCATACCTGCAGTACCGGTAAAAATCCGGCCCACGGTACCCACCACCGTTATTGTGGTGCCCCCTACCGCCAGGAATGCCCCTACTATCAGGGCCACCTGCATAATCACCCGGACCAAATCCTGGTTATTGGCGATCCAGGCATCCGCCTTGGTTAATACGCCATCAATCCGGCCCATCAGGTCATTTATGGTAGGCAACAGGGTATTGCCGATGCTCTCGGCGGTATTATGTACCTTTTGTTTTAACTGCTCAAACTTGGCTGGTTCCGTATTATTGATAGCATCTGCCATTTGCTGGGTGGCTGCCGTTCCCTGGCCCATGGAATCATACAGCATTAGGATGTTATCCTGCATATCCCCTGTCTTGTTATACATCAGGTCAATTAAGGCAACTGCTTCCGCATCCCCAAACGCTTTCTGCAAGTCCATCTTTTCTGCGGCATCTATGGTATCGCCAAATTTGCCCTTTAAAATTCCCAGGATTTCCGGCATGGACAGCAGCTGGTTGTTGGCATCGGTAAATTTCAGCCCCAGCTCCTCCCCACCTTTGGCGGCGGATTTCAAAAAGGCCCGGTACTTGGTCCCGGCTTCGGAACCGGACATCGTGGCCTGCAGCATACCCAACACGGCCAGCTGCTCTTCCAGCGGCACCTGGGCCGTCGTGGCCGATGCCCCCAACGTCTTAATGGACTCCGCCATCCCGGAACCGGTTGTTTTAAAAGCCTGCACGGAATTGGATATCCCTGCGGAAAAGATTTCCGCGAACTCCATATCCGACAAATCGGAATAGTAATCCTTGTAAATCCCGTAACCTGTCGCAAACAGATCAGTCATTTCTCCAATGGTGGACTTGGTGGCCGTGGCCGTCAGGCCCGCTACCCGGGTATAACCCGCCACCCCCTCATCCGATAGGGACGCAATTCCGGATTTAATATCATAAGCAGCGGAAATAAATTCCGGCTTGGTGGTCCCGGCCCAGGTACTGGAAAACTCTTTTGCGGCATCCTCCACGG